CACCGCCCCGGCCCTGCTGCGCTGACCACCCTCGGGGAGCCCCCCGCGGCGCGCCGCGGCCCGCACCTCGAGCACCACCACGCGCACGCAGAGCGAAACCCCACCGCCGGTGACAACGGGCCCCCAAGCCGAACCGACCGCCGCCACCGGGCGCCGACCGCCGCCCCCCCCCCCACCCCCCCCCCCCCCCGGGGGGGGGGCGGGCAAGTTTAGGTAAGTGTCAAGAGAATTACCATCCTAAATTGATTCCGGGATGAAATCAGGATGAAATCAGGATGCTTCCAGAATCATTCTGGAATAAGTTTAGAACCTATTTAGAATCTATTTAGAACTTTGCCTCATCAATCAGCCTCCGAATCTGTTCGGCTTCAGAGATACCGTTTCTCTCAGCCATGTTCGCCAGCTTAATGCGTTGCTCTGAGCTGATCGAGATTGTGAACCGTGACGCACGCCCCGGCGCATGCGATAGCTTGGCCGTCTTCGTCGGCGGCTTGACCTCACGGGTCTTTGGTCGTCCGGCTCGTTTGGGTCCGTCCATGAGTCTGATTCGCCAGGTTGCTGGGCCAATGTGATGCTGGCCCCGAAAAACGATAGTGTGACTGTCCAAGATGCCATGTGTTTGGCCTCCATGCAAGTGACAAGTGATTCCGCCTAACCTAATTATCGACTTGTGACATCACATACTTCATATTTTATGTTAACTATGGAACAAATTTTCAGGTCTGATATAATCCAATCTCACACAACTGGCGAAGGCCAGAGCGGGATTGTTGGCGGGCATGTTCGCCCACCAGTGATCAGCAAACAAGGGGGGCGCCCGGATCGCTCTGGACACGCTTCTTCAGTTAAGTCTTACGATTGGCCCGCGGTTTACGAGGTGTGGGTTGCGGGCTATTTAAATTTGTTCTAGTTTACAGCGAAATAGAAGTCCCGTGCGAGAAGGTGCCACTGGACCAGTAAGCGGTTAAAACAACACGGTATTTTGTGCCGGAAATATCGGTGTCGTAGGTGTGTGAGGGCGTTAGCGTGCTGACTCCTGTGCTGGTGCTGCCGTCTCCCCAGTCAATTGTATAGGTGGCACTGGCTGGAATCGGCACTGTCCAGAAGACTTGGAAACTGACGGCACGAAATTGCGTTCCCGTCATCGATTTAATCGCCAGATAAACCTTTGGCAGCGGTGAATCGGTGGTTGCCCCGAATGGCATTCCGACCAGCGAGGCTGTAAAATTGTCGGTCGTGACATCGGTGTTGTTGATTTTCGTGAATCCAATTGTGTTGGAATAAGTTTCGGTACATGGGAAACCCGATACATCGTGACCGCCCCAGAACTGGGTGCCGATGATCTGATCCCCGTAGTGGTAGGTAACGTGCAAATAAGCGATCTTGTTCACGGTTTGCGAAAATGCGAACACAAATCCTGCATTGTGGGCGTAATCTGGCTCAATGAAAAACGGTGCTCCTGATGGTTCTGTGTGGACGGTGTTGCGCTGTGTCGCCTGAACTTCCACGACCTCATCCGGTGGTGTCCATAGGGTCGATGATCCAGTCAATAACACTTTGTACGGATCCGCCTGTGCGGTTGATGTGCCTCCACCAGCTGCGGTGTACCAGACCTTGGCACGGGCACGGAGTTGAAATCGGTCGGGTGCTCCCAGATGTGACTCGCACCACTCGCCAAAATACTTGTGGTGGAAGCCGGTGAACTCAATTTTATTGTTGTAAACGAACACGCCGTCCACATAGCTGCCCTGTTCTGTGTAGTCGCCCAGGGGCGTCCCTTCGTCAAAGGCAAACGGCCCGCCGTTCATGCGCCACACCATCGTGATTCCGGCTGGAAATGTGCCGAAATTGAAGCTGTCAGACTGCTTCATGATATGGTCGGCCATGTGCGCAAGCCAGCCTAACGGCCTGATTCGGATCGCCCTCAGACCATCAAAGACAATGTAATTATCTGTTCCCGGTTTGATGCTTGTAATGGCCGCCGAAGTGTCGGGAACCAGCGAGCCTGATGTGGCCCAATTAGGTATGGATTGGGTCGTGCCTTTTAGCCTGGCCCTGCAAGCCGATTGCAGTTCAAATTGCATCTGGCAATTATTTGATGGGTTAACATCGCCGTAAAGATAAGTCATTCGGATTGGCCCTGGCGATGACATAACCACTGGATAATTAGGATCTCCCGGCAGCACGTCAGGATCTCTGGTGCCGTAAAGATAGCCACCAAAAGTGGTTGTTCCTTGGAATAAATAATTGATTCCCTTAAAGTCTAATCCATTTGTGGGTGGCGTTGGACCGTTTGACCAGTAATCCACAAGGTTTAGCCATGACGAGCGATTGGCAATGTCTCGCTCATCATTGACGGTGTTGTTGACTCGCACTTGTCCGGTGGATGCAGCGGCCTGAAAGTACCATCCTGATGCGCCACGGAACTGCCTGAGCGTACCTGTGGAGTCGGTGAATTGCGATATTCGGAAGTCTTGAATATTCTCGATTGACGGCTTATCTGTCACCGATGAATTGACGGTGCCGATGGTCGAATCGAGATACCCGTATTCAAAGATCCCGTGAAATGCAAACAGGCCACATGGCCAGCCGGGATCGGTAGGAGCGGTACAAGAATTCGCTCTCAAAAAAAAAGCGGTTGGCCGGTGGATTGATCTCGCTTGGCACGATAAACCCATCCAAGCGTGGCGTCTTGATTGTTCATCTCAAATGCAGGGTCGTAACCTGGTCCACCGCTTTGGGTGCTGTTTTGATAGCTGCCATCACTGGCACGGGTGACCTGCGTCCATGTGTATTGGCTCACACCGTTGACAACGGTTTTGCCCGTGACCTTGATCAGGAATTCGCCATCACTGATTTGCTGGAGTGTCAGACCGTTGGGCGTGACACAGGCTCGCATGCCAGAGACGTTCAAAGACTTTCGGCTCATGTTAAGTTGTCGGCGGTGCCGCTCCTCCAGTAACGATTGCAACCTGGGCGGTTGTGGGTATGCCTACCAAAGTAAAATCGAATGCAATCTTGGCGATGTCGTTGACGTCGGCACTTATCTTGACGGACGAGAAATAGCCAAAACCAGCGTAATGCACCGAACCGATTAAGACTTTGAAATAGTACCTGGGCGAAGTGAATGGAGTCGTCACACCCGAAACCGTCGGGACCACGGAGGACGGCTGAATGTATCCTTCAATGGAGCCTGAAATCGTGGTGCACTCCGACCAGCCGTCCACGAAACCGTTAAAGGCCGTCGTGGGAGCTGTGGCCACGGGCGTGTTTTGCTCAATAGACATCGTGCCGTTTAGGATCGAAGTCAAGGTGGTCGGAATTGAGCCGTCACCTGGGTCAGGTGCATAGCCAAACCATTGAAAAGAGACTCTCTGACCTGAAAGGTTCTTGAGTCCGGCACCAGTGAAAACGGTGTTTGAGTAAACGATGGCTGGCATGGGTCAACCTCAGGTGTAAGGCCAAACGGCAGGTGTTGCCCAATTGGCATTCGGGTCGAATCCGTAGAAAAACAAGGTGGAGGCTGCGGATGTCCAGAAATCCGCGTACTGATAAACTCGGTTCAAATAACTGTCGTAGTTGTTTGTGAGCGTAAGATTTGGGTACATGCCAGCCGGTTGAAGTGTCGTATTCGATCCGTTGCTGGTCATCATGGGAGGCCGATAAGTGGCCCAACCATAGGTCGTCTGCTTCCATGTGATGTTGGAGGAGCTGCTTGAGATGGCAGATGGTGTGATCGGGATCAGGTTCCAGTCCCTGTCCTTAGCCGTGAAGTGGTGTGTGATCTTGTAGCCCATGATACCCAAGGGTGAGATGGCAGACTCGACGTCTGAACCCTCGTAGAGCAGCGAGCCTGCTGGCCATTGAACTATGTCGTGTAGATTGATCTTGCCACGCAGGGACCGCATGAGCGAGAGATTTACCCGATTGGAGGCCACCCAAGGATATTCAATTGTAATTGAATCCTTTGGTTCAATAAGGGTCTGGCCTTTACTGAGCGGGTAGAGTGGCAGATATGACCAGGTGGAATTTGCCCAGGCTGTCGTGTTGGCTGGCGTGCTTGAGGTGATGATGGATAAACCATCTTTGCCAGGCGTATCCAGTGGGTACGATGAATTTGTGATGGTGCCTGTGGATGTCCGTGTGTCCTGAATGCAATATCCTGTCCTGTCAGCGCCCATTTCCTGAAACTCGCCTGTACCGTTTACGCTTACGTACGCGCAGTTGATCCCAAACGAGTTTATTGGCTTAAGCATCCATTCCACGTCCACGATGCAGTTGCCCGCATTCTGGATGATATTCTGAGACGTTGCATTTGAGGTCCATATGCCATCGCCAGAATTTCCAGAGACAGAGTCCATGACATTCGGTGCAAAGTCATTTAATGGCTTGATGGACATCCGCTGAGCTGTCAGGCTGGGAATCAGAGAATGCTCGATCTGTTCCTTGAAAGCATACGTTGGCGATGGGGTTGATAGTGTGGCGTTTGCTGCGGCAAGGAACCGGCCAGCGGGGTCGATCAGGTTTCTGGCGTAGGTGAGCGTTTCGGTCGTGTAAGGTGCCCGCCAGCGTCCTGAGTAGGTCAGGGTGTTGGCTTCACCGGAATATCCAAAGCCATCCGTGTGAGGGATCCAGAGCGGAAAGATTTTCATCCGGCGAAACCTCCCAAGGCCGTTGGCGCACTTCCGGTAGCCAGCGTTGTCTTCTTCGTCACAGTGGAAACGCCGGTGTCTTTGGGTGCGGTGTTGGTCGCAATTTGTTCAAGCACGGAAAGTTGCTTGTCTGGCTTTTGAGCAAATACGCCAGAAAGCAGCGAGTTGAAAGCGGAGGAGCTGGCCTTCATGCTGGTCGCGGCAGGAGCGTTCATCCCTAACGCGCCGGCATTGCTTGCTGAAGGTGTCACCGTGGCGGTGAACTTCTCCTTCATGTCAGAGACCTGCTTGTCGTATGCCTCTTTGGATGCAGCGATGCGGGCTTTTGCGGCTTCGTTTTCTTCGGCAAGCCCCTGCTTGGCGTCGCCCATGTCAGCCTTGGCGATCAGGCCAAGACTGAGTTTATTGGCGATGCCAGTCAGTGTCTCCCAGATCGAGAGAAACGTGATTGCGATATTGTTAACGATCAATCGCCATGTGTCCAAAGGGTTGGCCAGATACGCGGCCACCTGCGCGGCAAAGCCTGCAATAGAGGCCATAGCGTTGGTTAGAGCGTTCACAATCGGTTCAATCAAGGCTTCAGCCGCCAGGGCGACATACGAAAACGCGGTGTAAATGTTTTCGCCGAGCTTTTTGAATGCCCCGCCTTCGGCCACCTTCATGATGGTGTCCATGAATCGGCCACGAAAGTATTGGAAGGCTTGCCCGACAATCAAGAGATCTTGCCCGACTTTGGCAGATGCGGACGTGGTTTTAGTGTCTGCCGCTCTCCCAAGGTTGGCGTACCCAAATTTGGTCCTGTCAAAATCACCTTCCGCTCGCTGTGTTCTGGCCAGAAATTTATCCATGGCGTACTGCGACCGAGATTTGCCAGACGCCTGCTGCTCCTCGGCTGAAGCATCGACTCCGTACTTCCGCAGCACCTGATATTCTCCAGCCGCTGCCGCCGCCATATCGGCTCTGATCTGATTTGGGTCGGCATTGTCCTGCGATGCCACATCACCAATTCGGAGTTCCACTTTTTCGGCCAGCCCCTGAGCCATCTCTTTTGACATGCCTTGATTGGTTAAGGCTGTGACTGTTTTCAGGTAGCTGTCCAAGACTTCCGCTTGAGATCCGAGTCCTTTTGATGCCAGTGCTGCCGCAAATTTTTTGGCGGACTCTGCACTATTGCCCAAAAGCACATCTGTTTTGGAAAGCGTTTCGTTTAAGGTGCTGGCGTTCTCAATACTGCTGCCAATGTTGCCAGCAACGGCTTGAAAAGCTCCACCGATTCCCTTGGCCATCAGGTTTCCGATAGCAACCGCACCAACCGATTTGGCAAACCCACTCACTGCTCCAAAGGCTTTGGATAGTCCAGAGGTCAAGCCCGAAAGATTGGTGCCGATCTTGACATACAGATTGGAGATTTCGTTACCAGCCATGCTTATAAATCTCCTTAATTGAGTTGATCAGCTCTAACCTGGTGTGCGTTTGCAACAACCCTGGTGGATCTGATTCAGGTGTTACAAGAGCGATGGCTTGCAGCGGTGTCAGGTCCATTACGTCCCGATAAGGCATGTGGAATTCTGTCACGAGATGGCGGATCAAGAGGTGCCAGTTGACGGGGTCGCCTGATCCGCTGGAAGGTTTGGGTCGTCTGGCCTCTTGCCGGTCCATGCAAAGGTTGCCAGAGTGGCAAAGGCTGTCGGGTCCATTCCTTCAACCAACTTGGCCACCTGATCTTTGGTCAGTTCAGGCTGAAATTTCGCCAGCATTTCACCCACAACTGCGGTTTGCAGTTCCAATGATCGCAGAATCAGAGCCACACCGTCTTCCGAGTCGATGGCTGGTGGCCAATAGGCTCTTCGCTGACATGCCCTATTGAAGATCTCTGCTGCCACCTGGGGAGGCATGTCACGCATGGCCTCTTTGCTCAGGTCCATCGGATTGTCTGCGAGCTTTCTTACCACAGCTTGAAGGCGAGACCTTCCGCCCAAAGTCAAAGGAGACAGGCGGTAAGTGGTCCCGCCTGACTGCACTTCCATGAAATCATCACCTAGCTCATTCAAATGAAAGACAGGCATAAAACCCCTTAGTTGGCCAGGATGGTCATGTTGTTGGTTGTCAGGTCGCCGTGGTTGGTCAGCGACAGGTCAATGTTCACGATGTCGTTTGGATCAAGGCTGTGCTTTTGATCCGTGATCATGAACGTGCCGATCTTGTTCATGCTCCCAACGGTGATATTGCCGGTGACATAATCACCCTTCTTGAGATTCCAGGTCGTGCCGTTGGCAAATGGTGTGGTCAGGTTGCCTTGAGAGATATACCCAGAGAGTTCCAGAGAAACCTTTTCGTTGCCGGGTGCGACCAACGTGCCGGCTGTGTTGGTGGGTGCCTCGGCTGACTCGACAGACTCGTCAAACGAACCGGATTTAATGATCAGGCTGATGGAGGTGGCGTTGGCCTGAATGACGCCGTTGGCTGTGATTGGAGTCAACAGGACTGTGCCACCTTTGAACGTTTGCGGATTGCCTTTGATGGGCATGATAGTTTCCTTTTAGCTGGGCGTGATCTTGAAATCGACATTGAATCCAAAGCACCAGACGTTCGCCTGGCCAGTCTCCGACGGGGTTGCAAAGTCATCCGGCTCAGCACTGACCATGATCAGTCCGGGGCAGGTGAAAGCATAAAGCAGCGTGATGGCGTTGAATCCATTCTCATAAGCGGCCACAGGATCTGTGTCGAGCATGTCAAACTTGTATCTGTGGGTGTCCATGATCAGGCCAACGTTTGCGTAGTCTCTCGAAAAGCCCGCAGGGCGGTAAATCGCAACAGGTGGCGTGCTGGTTGCAGGCGAATACTCGAGCCATAGAGGAGGTAACGCACCGCGATTCGCTGTCCAGTAAGCTGCGATTTTTTGTGGGAGATTATTCACGATGGCACCGCCAGTGACGGTGTGCGTCTCACAAGGCTCAGTTCCGTGTGATGGCCGGAAAGACCAGGGTAACGAACCGAATCAACCTGTCCGGTGAATGTCACGCCGTAATCCGCCTTGATCTTTAGCCAGAACGTAGTTTCAACAGGCTGCATATACTCTTTCGGTAGATAGACGATATAGCGAGCCAGTGTTTGCTCAAAGTTGCCGTCCTCGACATACCGGGAGCTGGACTTTTGATCCACACGGCATCGAGTGGAACCAGACTTGACCAGCGTTTGCGTGATCTCGCCAAACTGGCCTTGACCGTTAGTCTCTTGGTATATGGTTGCTGTGGCGTTGAGCAGGTGAGATGGTAGGCTCATTTTGTGCCTGCTCTCTGCATCGCTTTTGAGACTTCCTGTTTGATCCAAGGCAAGCATTTTTCAAACGCGGGTCTCAAAAACGGCCTTGCTGGAAGGTTGCCACCTTCGGCCTTGGTGCCAAACTCGTGGACCCGACCATAGACCAGTAAATCTTTTGGACCCACTCTGGCCGACAACTTGTCGTTGGATAACTGGAAATCAATGCTTCGTCGCAATTCGCCAGTCTGCTTGTGTGGCGGCTCACCGGCGGGAGATGGTTGGCCTGGGAAAGCACCTGAAACCATTGATTTCTTTGTGGTGCTTTCCACTTTGACCGCAGCACGATTGATTGCCTTGACCAGCTCCCTGTGAACCGACTGACTGTACTTGTCGCCACGCCAAGTCATTTTGACATTTGTAGCCATAGCATCACCCTGCGGAGTAAACGCGATAAGGTTGGATCAGGGTGGAAATGTAAGGTGGCAGGCCCTTCATAAAGGCCGTGTTCAGCGTGTAGCTGTAATCGCCGATGGACTCAGATGAAACCACAGAAGATTTGTTCTGCATGTCGAGCATCCACGTCATCACCGCACCGATCAGCATGTCCTGTGTGTTTTGATCGAGACCGGCGCTCGTGTAGGTCACCACGATGTTTGAGATGCCGGGATCCCATCCAAGAAGCTGATTCCAGAAACCGTTGTTTTGTCTGGTCAGTCTTCCGTCAGCGTCCCAGTGCAGGGATGTCAGGTCTTGTGCGTTGTTGTTGCAGACCACGGAAGTGACTGCGGAAACTGGCGTCGCAGTCAGCCATAAATAAGTTTGATTCTTGCCCGTGAACGTTTGCGTTTTTGTGCCTGGTGAAATCTCTCGGCCTAAGGCTTGAACCAGATAAGTCTCAGCCGCGTTTGCCAAAGCCTGAAGTGGACCCGGGGCCAGGTTGGCCAATTGTGGGTACATGTAAGTGACTTGCGGGCTGATCGCCATAATAATCGCCTGACGGATAAAAAGATGGGATGGGCCACTCTTGGGAGAATCATGACCCATCCCCTGCGGGGCTTACTTGCTCTTCAGCACGCGGATTGCGTTAGGCTGAACCACACGACCACCACGACGAGCGCGAAGCACAAACTCGTAGGAGCCGTTCTTGTATGCGGGTTGATCATTGACCTTGATCGTCGGAGAGACGCGGTCGAGCATGTAGTAGGCGGACTTCCAGTCAGCATAGTACAGAGGCAGTGTGCCAGCCGTAGCCGACAGGCTCGGGACGTTCTCGCTGATGATGATCGGTCGGCCCAAAAGGCTTCCGTTGGCCCATGTGGTTCCACCACCAGGTGTGGCACCGATGAAGCCGTAGTTTGGCAGGAACAGAGGGCGAGACTGACCGTCAACCAGTCCAGCAATCGCGCCCAGCGTGGCTGAGTTCATCAACCAGGCACCTTCAGTTCTGAACTGCTGAGGGGTCTGGTAGAACATGTTGATAAGGTCTTGGTACGTGATCACAGCGCCTGTCGTGGTCGCAGTGATCTGAGTGACAACACTCGATTCGGTCAGGCCATAAGGCTGGCTGGAACCAGAACCGGAGATGATGGCGAGGTCAGTGGCCACAGCCAGCGACTTTTGGAAGATGTCGGGAATCAGTGTGGAAAGACCGTAAGCGTTGTCTTCCAAAAGACTGATCGAGAATAGGCCATAGGCCCAGACTTCATTAACGTTGATGTCGATTTGCTCGACAGTCATATTCGATCCTTGATCGGTCGGGCTGGATGGAGTTTCACCGCCCCACGAGACCGTAACAGGATAGGCTGGATACT